CCAGCTGGCACAACGAAGGATCTAATAACTCCATCATAGGCTCTGATAGTAACTGGAATCTCTAGTCGTTCTTTTATCATATCATTTATATATGCGTGACCTAATCTATATTGATAAAGTATGGAGTCATGTATCTGAGCTATTAGTTTAAAGTGCGGGGCGTATCTTGGATTCATTGCTATGTCTTTAAAGACTGTCATGTATGCTTTATTTAATGTTATTGCATTTAGATTAGATGGTGGATGAGCTATGTAAGAATTAAGATCTTTTTTATTTCTATCTGGATGTCCGAAACATATACGAGTCCAGCGAGGATTCATGGATAGAGCTTCTTTATATACTATCTCATCTGTGTTTGTGGAATAGTGTACCGCTTGTGATTCTAGTCTCCTAGTTCTAACTATCTCCTCAGTTAATCCTGCATACATGACGCCGCGTATTGCTGGATAGGTCTTATGGAACTGAGCTAATAGATGTTCAGCTACTTGGAAGTAAGATAGACCGCTATGTAATCCTAGTAGGTATCTAGCTTCCTTAACCTTCTGCTCTCCCATAGTTTCTACTAAGACTGTAGCTCCCATGTTATAGTTAGCACCATGATTAACTGGCTTACCTATCTGACGTAGAGATTTATTTAATACTGTATGTGTTAGTGCATCATAGATCTCTTCAAAAGGAACACCAAAGAACTTAGATGCGTTATAGGAGTGGAAGTCAGGAGAGTGTTCAACTGCTTCTATTAGATTAGCGTCGCCTGATATGTAAGCTGTGTCTCTTGATTCAGCCTGCTCCAGATCTGCTTCTGCAATAGAGAATCCAGGATCTGCTTTGAGAGTGCATTTAACAGAAGGCCCGCGTGGTATATTCTGTATCTGTAAGCCACACCAGAAGTGATGTTCAGAAGATGCAAGTCTAGCAGTATCAGTACCATGAGGTTTCAGTGCGAAGAGTATTCTATTACCTGTACCATCAAGTCTATGAAACTCTTTAGCTTTCTCTCCTACCTGTAGATACTTCTCTCTCAGAGTGCGGAGTCCAATTACTTCTAATACAATACCTAATACATAAGCATTGAAAGGATGTCTATGTCTCGCCTTCTGTATGTTGCTCTCATCTTGCTTCTTAAGATCAGAGCAACCAAGTAGTTTGAATAGCGCCTTCTTATTAGGAGAGGACTTGACATTGAAGTTAGCTACTCCAAGTATTACATCAAGTCTATCTGATAGTATCTCTATCTGCTTATCTAACTCCTCTCTCGCAGGAATGAGAACTTCCATGTCTCTTTCTATACCTGTCATTTCTGATAGATGACAAGGGAAAACTAAGGGGAACTCTAAGAGGTAGTTATTAAAGGCATGTCGCGGCATCTCTAGCATCATAGCTAGGAAGCAATTACCAGTACCCCAAGTATCAAGAGCATTATACTTGTAATACTCGTGGAGATCATTAGTATCTCCAAGGTCTTTCCAATAGACTGCCTCACGTACGAAGAATCCATTAAGGAACCCAAGATTCTTAGGCAGTTCGCTATACCAAGAATGAAACAAGTTTGCAGTGTCATAGAGATAATTATAAAGAGGAGCGCTGTAACGGGCAAGATAACTGTTGTCATAGTTTCCATTCTGTAATACCTTAGGTGCTGTGAGTTTACCGTTCCACTTTCTCATGACTGCTAGATTATATTCAGAGTCAAGAGGTAGTACTACTGATAATGCTTCTATCTTACCATCTTCTGCGTACCAGAATCCACAGTAGGATATACATCTTATAGTAGCATTCTCTTGAAAGGTTTCTATGTCTACTGCTATGAGGAATGCACTTTCAAACTGACTGAATAGTCTATCTTCTGTTTCTTGAAGCAGCATCTCCCACTTAAAAGGCGCAGGCTTGTACCACTTCTCTGGATGAGTGAGCTTAGTGATAGCTCTGGATGTAACTAACTGTTCGTGGTTTACTGTGACGAGTCGCTTCAATGGTTGTATGAATACTACTTCTATAGGAGGAGAGTCTGTATCCATTGCTGGTATAGTGAAGTAAGAACCTAAGTAAGCATCAAGTGAAGGAGCTTTAACTTTAGTCCACACAAGGAGTAAACGTAAGAGTTCAGGGGAGGAAGTGACTACCTTAGTAACACCCTTAGTCTTACAATACATACGCACTGTAGTGAGAGTAGTTATCTTATCAGTTCTTACATGAGTGGTATAAGATCCTACGCATCCTTTGAGATAAGGGAGGTATTCTTTATCAGCACTAGCGCCCCAGAATATGATGGCAGTTTTAGATCTAGCAACTCCCTTAGATGTGGGAGACTCTTTAGCTTTTAGATTCTTTATATGCTGCGCTAATTTAAGGGCACTAGATGTAGTCATATTAAGATACTACTCCTCTCATTACTTTAGCTCCAGTTTGTGGGCAGTGTCTACAAGGTTCACACTTCATAGGCTTACCGTCTGCCTCCCATATGTACTGATTGAAAGCATCACAATGATACTCTCCAAACTTAGTAGATAGGAACTTACAGCCTGTACAGTATAGACCTTCAGGAACTAACATTACTCTATTGATCTGTATTAGTGTTGTCATATTAAGTTTCTCCAAGCATACTTAGCACGACTAGCTAGTCTGTTAGCATGTATGCGAGCATCGCGCTCTAGTGCATTATGTAGCAGTGCGTATACTGCCCAATAAGAAGGATATACCAGAGCCATAAACCACCAGCTTAGCTCATTAACTTCAATGACTAATGCTATAAGCGGCGCAGTTAATGTCCATACTTCTATCCATTGTCTCATGTGCACTTCTTCATGACGTATAGTCTGATCAACATGAGGCCCTCTCTTCCATACTACTATAATAGGAAAGGCCCAAGCTATGCCTAGGTTACCAAATATCTTATTCTTAGTTTTTACTATTGGATACTTCATTCCCTATGACTCCTTACTTTTAGAATCTGTGTACATCTTCATTACTTTCTCTGCGCCACGAGCTACAAAGTAGAAGCCGAAGACAGTCTGTAATAGACCAGTGAATAGATCTACCCAGTGAGTAGCTACAGTAAAGGAAGTAAGCCCGCTATCTACAGCAGCAAATATAGTAGTTGCAATGAGTAAGTATATAAGAACAAGTGGGCGCACATTCTTAGATAGCCAACTATCAGACTTCATATCAGTCTCATGACGCGCAGTAATATGACCCTGTGCTCTATCAACTCCTGCTATGATAGTGGATATAAGTTCATTCTCTTTGGTAAGTCTTTCATCATCAGAAGTAAATAGATTATTCAGTCCTGAGAATGCTTCTTTAACAGAGCCTGTGATAGCTCCTATAGCTGCACTAGATAGTGACATATATTTCTCCAGTAGTGGTATGTAAAAAGCCCTCCGAAGATATTACTCTAGGGAGGGCTTCTTTACAGCTTTACAGCTTTACATTAAGCGTACTGTATTGCTATGTAACTACTGCTATCTCTTTAATATCAAGATAGACCTTAGACATATCTTTCTTCTTGTTATCATCCTTACCATAGTTAATACTGGTAACGACAATAACTTCTACTTCTACTACTGCTTCAATGATATCTCGCAGCTTATTTGAGCCAGCAAACTCAGAGAAATTCACAGCCAGTGCTTTAAACTTACCAGCGCCGAATTCATTATCTAAGAAGTATGCAGAGTTACATTGAGAACCTTCTACTTGAGGCTCCTCATCTTCAGTGAGTGGAGTTGTAAGTTCTATAGTCTCTAAAAGAGTAAGAGTTACAACAGGAATTTGCCCATGACCTTGGAATTCTTTAAGTTCCATACTGCACATAGCTCTATGAGCACCCGGACGAAAGGGTTCAAATGTAGGTAAGTCAGCGATATCATCAAGAGTTCCATCAAGAAGGTCATTCATTACATCAGACATATTATATATTCCATTCATTTATTTAAGTTAGTATTGCTATTAAGTTTAAGTATTACATGTGTCAGTGAATATTCATCTTACACTATAGCTACTGACAGAGCTAAGGATTAGGTGATTCTATTAGTGTGTCATGTCTTTACATTCTTCAATCTATCAAGTATACTAGCAGCCTTACTATTAGGAGTCGCACTAGCACTACTTGTATTCTTTACTATACTGGATGTAGATGTAGTAGTAGGAGCTACTTCAGGTTTGAAGATAGCTAAGAGAGAAGGCTCATCCATATCTTCTAAGACTACGCCAGATCTAGATGATGCGTTTATATTCTGCGCATAGTTAGCAGAGGATGCAAACTTATATTTCTTATTCTTTATCTGTGCATATACTGTATCACTAAAGGACTTAGCTACATTCCTAGAGAAAGGTTTAGATCCTGCGATAGGAACCATTTTCTCAGGCTTACCTTCATCAGCTACATTAGTTTCATGAGTGATGACTATTACATTATAAGAAGCATTCTGTATATGAGAGTAGAAGACTTCCATTAGTTTAGATAAGCTACCCCAATCATCAGTCTTCATCTTGTAATCATCATCCTTACCTTTAGTTATGTGAGCTATGGCAGATGCAGTTAGCTGAGTAGAAGTATCCATCACTACTATAGTATCAGGAGATAGGGAGTTGACATCAACATGAGTTATCATATCATCCGCTTCTGTAGATATCTCTCCTTCTGTCTCTTTCATCATATCGTTAACGAGCTTCTGACATATCATACACTTAACTTTACCATGCTTAGTGCATATATCTACTGGGCCTTTGACTACTTTAAGCATAGTCTCAATAGCTATAGGATAAGTCTTTGTATCAGGTAGTGAGATTACATTGATGCGCGCCTGCCATTCTTCAGGTAAAGTTCTTGCTACATCTATACCTGACTCAAGGTCAAACCATAAGAGATTGAAATGCTCTGATAGCTTAGCTGCAAGTAGTGTCTTACCTGTATTGGGTGCACCGTATATTAGTACTCTTGATGTCTTGGATCTTGCTGTGCTATTAAGTGCTGGCATTATATGGTTCCTTTACTTATCTGTGCTTCGATTAGTTCTTCAAAAGATACAGAGAATTTATAGACTTCCTCACTCTTCTCTATGCGCGCTACTATATCTTCAGTAAGCGGCTTAGTAAGGTGGGAAGTATCAAGTGTACATAGGTCTAGATACTCACAGTCACGAAAGAAATCTAAGCAAGACTCACCGTGCATAGGGTATACATCATAGGAGTCATATAGCTCTATCATCTGAGTATCAATGAGGAGTTCTTGTAACCATAGTGCTCGTTGTAGTAGAGTCTTAGTGAATGGTAGCTCTACATAACGATAGCTCTTTGTTTCATATACTAAGTATAGGACTACATAAGAGGATAGCTCAGGGAACAGTTGATCTAACACTACTGAGTAACCTAGAGCCTGCCCACTATTCTTAAAGGTAGTGCTATTAGCAGTGCCGCTTGATGTCTTATTCTCTAGGCACATCACCTCACCAGTTAGCTTGTGTTTGAGTACTGCATCTAAGAATCCTCTATACTTGAATCCATTAGGTAGTAATATTTCAAATGCTAACTCAACAGCGGGCGCACCATTATGATATACGAGTTCATAATCTTTTAAGAAGCCATCTTCTCTTAGCTGTATAAAGTTTTGTACAGCAAACATACATAGTGCAAATGATTTCTTCTGCTTAGGATTCTCAGCTAAGAAATCTACATCCCATTCAAGGAAGGTATCCATATATATCTGAGTCTCTGTCTTATCTTCTAGAACAGATTGAACTCCTACTCCTACAGCAGAGCCATAAGCAAAAGTTACACCTTGCTCTAGATCTTTCTGTTGTTCTGCATCTCTCTCCATAGAAGATAGTCTATATAACTGATACTTTCTAGGACACTTATGTAATGTAGTTCTGGAGGAGTGAGATAAGAGTTTAAGGCGCGGATCTATCTCTCCATCAGGTAGTGTGATACGAGGAGAAGTATCAGTTGCTATGAGAGAAGTAGATACTTCTTCATCTAGAATACTCATAGCTATCTGTGGAGACTCATGATCAGAGTATAGATTCTCATCTAAGATAGGAGAGGAAGGAGCTGATTCCTTAGCTTTCATAATCGCTGCTAACTTAGGATACTTACTAAAGTCAATACTCATAGGATGTCTGTATCTCGCGCTAATAATGATGGATATATTTCATATGTCATAATATAATATATAGCTCTCTCCATTCTATTCCATTCATATAGATAGGTATCCATATCTTTAGAATCTTTTGATGTAAGGAGCTTAGCTAATCTAACAGAGGAGTACCCTATAAGTAAGGAAGGTACTTGTCTCTTAGATCCCTCAATCTGAGGATATTTAGCTAATGTTGTAGGAGATACTTCTATTGGAGCCAGCCACTCTGCTAACGCAGAGGCTCCACGAAAGTAATCAGTTAAGGATTCTCTCTCAGATAGAGAGACTATATAGAGAAATGTATGTAATGAAGTGGGCGCATTAGTAGCTTTAAGAGAGGATAATCTATCAGACAGAGACACAGACGCATCCATTTATGATATATCTACAGATATAGATTCTATAACAAAGGTAGCCATATCATCTGCTAACCACTTACCATTAGTATACTTCTTAAGAGATACTACTTCATTAGTACGTACTGGTATGAAGGAGATAGATGCAAGAGAGATAGCTAAGTTAGTGCACTCAACTACTCTAGCTTGACCTAAAGGAGAGAACATAGATATGACAGTACGTTGAGATGTATCAGAAGAGATATCAAAAGATGCGCTCATACTATAGATCCGCCAATGTCATTTGCTTGAGAGATTTCTTAGGCTTAGCTTTAACAGCGGCCGCAGTTATAACAGTACTTGTATGTTTCTTCAGCCCACGAACAAGTATACCTGCTTCTTCATCAGATAAGATAGTAACTAGATCAGGGTCGGCTTTAAGTTGTTTATGTATTCTTTGTAACAGGAGGGGCATATCAGGAGTAGAGGCTAATAGAGCAGCTTCTAACTCTGCTAACTTCTCTTTAATTTCGTAGGCTTGTGTGCTCATTTCAGTCATAAAGTTATCTCACCTTTCATATTTCTAATAAGAATATTATTTATAGGACGTATAGTTAGTTTAAATTGTATGCTAGTATTATTATTTGTAACATGCAGTTGATATGATATACCAGCTTCTGCATTTAAGAGGTTAAAGACATCATCCTTAGACCTCTCCTTACGTACTGCTTGTATGATTCTTATATGAGATTCTTTGGGCGCAAGTACAGAGGCATGTTTATTTCGTACAAGTTCTTTCCAAAGAGGTTGGTACTTTCTCATACTCTCTACAACTAGATGTATTCTTTTTAAAAGCCTACCAGACATTCATCTCTTGTTCTTACTAAGGTGTAAAGTAGCCCGTGTAAGCTCACTTCTCCTGTTCAGACTCTATTGTGGTATGTATGATAGGCTTATAAAAAGAATCTCCATCCAATATGTTGCTTAATGGGATGGAGATTCTAGTTCTTACATTATCAATCTATTACTAGGAGGAGCAACTCCCTATAGATTAGCAAGCAAGTCTTCATCGGAGATATTAAGGAAGTCATCAGCTTTAGATAGCAGGAACGCAACAACCTCTTTATGCTCTTCGAAATTAGGAGTGCCTGAGTAGATACCAAGCATTTCAGTTACTAAGAGAAGTACAGGTTCGTTAGTCTTAGCTACTGCAAGACGGTTAACCATGATCTTAGCCATATTAGCTACAGCTTCGATAGGCTTACCAGTAAGGCCAGGCATTACATCAATGTAATCCTCAGCAAAAGCAGTCCAATCTTCCTTAGGAATACCACCACCACGACGCTGTGCTTTAGGTAAGTTAGCTAAGAAGTCAAAAGTAACCTTCTCATTAGGGAAGTTAGCGGCATTGATTTTAAGATCATCAGTGATAAGAGTTCTAGCTGCTGCTATTACGTAGTTTTCTACGATTTCAAGCATTAGTTCTAGCTGCTTACCGCCAGCTTCTAAGATAGCTACTAGACCATTGACACTAGGTACTGCTAGTGCAATCTGTAGAGGCTCACGAACTGTCTCAAGGTTAGTATCTTTATCTTTAGATCTCTTAAAGTTAAAGGTAGTGGATTTAACATCAACATCAAAGTCATGATTGACTTTAATATTCTCAATGATAGCAGTCATTTCTTCCGCTGTAGGATTCTCTGCTTTGATGATAGTGGGAGTGATAGGAGTCTCTGCTTCAGGTGCATTTCCTGTAAATGTTACTTCATGTAGTTCTGACATATATGTTTACTCATTAGTGGGTAGATTAAGTTACGAACTGTGCAAACTAAAATAGACTTTTTCGCCCAGTGGAGGAACACTATACCACCGAACGAAAATGTGTCAATAGATATTTTGCTTACTGTTAGCTGCTTCTCTTTCCTTATTGCTTTTAATTAGATTTTCTCTATGAGTTAGAATAGTTTGACGCTGATAGTGGTAGTCCTGCCGTATAGCATCTTTTAATAACATTATTGCTGTATTATAGTCATTAAGTCTATCCCATGTATTAGCACTTACTCTTAAATCTCTAGGTAATCCACTTATCTCTTGTAACCTACAGCCTGTAAACCAGTTAACTTCAGCTGATAGTATAGCTAGATCAGATCTAGGCTTAGAGGCTTGCTTCTTTAGTAGATTATCTTTAGTATTAATCTTCTTACTCATACGAACTTCCTCTGCTTACCTTTAAAGAATTCAGCTTTCTCAGCTAATGTGTTACCTTTAATTTTCTGAGAACTAATACCTTTAGTGAATGTCTCAGGTTCACATATCACATACAGTTCTTCTCTTGCTCTTGTGACTGCTGTATATAAGAGCTCTCGCTGCATCATAGTAGCATGTGTATGATGGAATGCTAGGAATACTTTACGCCACTCAGATCCTTGAGACTTATGAACTGTAAGAGCATAGGAATGTAAGAGAGAGTTAATATCTGCCGCCTTATTGATAGTAAGCTCTTGCCCGCTATCTAATAGACGTATCACTAGCTCATGAGATGCCTGTGTCACTCTATCCTCAGAGGATGCTACAGCTTCTAATAGGAAGTCTACTTCATCGGCAGTCATATCTACACCTCCTCCAGCAGCTCTTATCTCATTACCTAAGTTAGGATTGTATCCCCAGTAATCTAAGAACTTGGAGGCGCGCTGATATGACGCACCAGAGTATGTTATATTCTCTTTAATCTCTAAGATCTCAGCATCTTCTCTATCATATAAGACCTTATCTCCGGGAGATAGATAGTGCTTATCAAAGCCAGCTACAACCTCATAAGTTATAGCTCCTCTACGCTTAGCTAGATAGTTAGCTATGAGTTTATTAATCTCTAACGTACCTACTCCTTTATTGAAGGGTATTAGAATCATATCTTCATCAGGGTTATATAGTCCTGCATCTATAGCAGCTAAGAAGAATCCTTTGAAGCCTTTGATAGGAGGGGATGATAGGGGATCTGCTTGTTTCCAGCCCGCTAATGTCTTAAGTGCATTCTCATCTGTAATCTTCTTCTTCCAAGGATGTATAGTTAGCTTATCTTGTACGCCCCAATCTGGGTACTCTTTATCTGGTATAGCTTCTCCAGATAAGATGCGATGAGCTAAGCGAATGATAGGAGATTCAAGAGCTTGTCTGTATACAGTTGTTAGCTCTACTACAGGAAGTTCTAATAGTTTGAATCCTAAGATAGCTGGCCCGAATACAGGTGGTAGCTGCTGTATATCTCCGATAAAGATCCACTGTACCTTATGTAGGAGAGCTGCTTCTATCTGCTCATATAGTTCAATAGATAACATAGACGCTTCTTCAACTATGATAGTATGTATCGTAGGAGGTAATGGATTATCTTGGTTACGCGCCGGAACAAAGCGCATAGACTTCTTAACCTTACCTGTCTCTAGATCATCTATCTCAAAGTACTCAGGTTGATACTCTAATAGTTTATGGGATGTAATACAGTTAGGTTTCATATCATCAGACTGTACCTTACGTATGTTATTAACAGCACGTCTAGTGAAGGAGATAATAAGAATACCAGGAGTACCATCTATTAGATACTTATGAGAAGTAC